ATATTGTATCTTCAGATGGTGAGTTAATAGAGGATTATATTCAAGAAGATTATATGGGAATCTTGGATATAAGACAAGCGCGAAGAAAAGATAGGCCAAGAGCCGTGACAAATAATGTATTTGATTTTTTGCATTCTTCTCAAGATCCATATGAAAATTTCTCAAGAATGGGTTTCCAAAAAATAGAAGTATTGCAAGAGATCGTTTCAAAGTTAAAATCTATAAAAGACTCATCAATACTTGGCCCTGATATTGGAAGTATAAAAAATGAGTTAATTACTTATTTGCAAGACAATAGCGGCATGGGCACCGGCACGCTTGAGGGCGGGGAAGAGGCCACTTTGATTCAAGGGATTGAATCAAATTTTCTGACTTTTGAGAATCGGGGGCAAGCGGATTTTGGCCTGAATGCCGGTATAGCCAAAAGCGAAGCGAGTCTTTATAATATTTTGGATTTTTCAATAAGTATTATTGAACCGGAATATCATGATTCTGATCTTTTAACATTTTTATTTGAAAAAGAAGTTCTAGGTCAGTCAGATCCTTCCGTTATGGGCTTGGAAGATCCGGCGAACTTTTGGAAATTTTCATATTTATTATTTCCTCCGGTTCAAGATGGCAGAATAGCCAAATGCATTAATGAACCAAAAAGAATGGTTGCCGAACCATTTATGCCAAAGACCTTAAGAACCGTAAATCGTCAAGCATTAAAGTCAACATTATTAGAGGCAATAATTAGAATAAGATTAGATGTGGTTAGCGGAACAATTCTTAATGCTCCCAATTTATCAGAGGGAGATAGTGCTCCCATAACGGTTGGAACATATGAAAAACCAATATCTTATGCGGATATTGCAGATCAAATGGGCTTATTAGAATCCTTGATTGTGGTTAGGCTTTTTACTACGCTGCATAGTTTCGTAATAGATATAAAGAAAAACAGAGAAGACATTCTCAAGATACAGCATCAAACAGGTTTGGCTCCGAAGAGAAATATAGATATTGAATCAGATAATTCAGCAACGCCTTTGTCTAAGGTGGAGCATTGCGAGAGTTCGAAGGAAAGATGTAGACTAGAGGCGATGAAGGCAATGGAAGACGCTCTTATGTTAATCCTGGGAGACAATGAAGCGCCATTTGCATTAGATCTGCAAGAAGATACTGTTAGAAATAGCAGCGTTAGAAGCGCCCACCTGATGGGGGCAGTTTTAGCTACAATGGATGTGCCAAGGCTGTGGGTAGAGGGCGAATTAAACAAATTAAACGAAAAAGAAGTCAGAAAGGCAGAAAAGAAAGGGGATGCAGGTCAATCTCAAATATCATCGAAATTGGGAGTGGCAAAAGGAGTGGGGGCAGTTGACGTTGTTGCGTTTTTAATTGCACTTTTTACGGCAGAGGAAAAAACTTTAATATCATTATTGACAGAAGAACAGTTTATAAATTTAAAACTAGAATATTCAAGTGGATTTTTCGACCAAATGGCAGAAGATAGAGATACCATAGCAACAGCGGTAAACGATATAACGTTAAGGGCTTTTGATGCCTATAAGTTATTTTTATATATGTTCGAACAGCCCGATGGTGAGTTTGTGTTTCCAGATCTTGATCAAGATGCTTAACTTTATTAGATTCTTATAAACAATATTTCTATTATTTTTAACATAAAAAACAGAGTTTAGGAATATTAATTATGTCTTTTGATTTAGCCCTAGTAAGAGGGGATATAAAAATAGAAACCGATGGGTCTGTAAAGGTAGTTGCTGGTAATTCAAAATTACGACAGGATATTATAAAAATATTGTTAACAGACCTTGGAGGCAACAAGTATCATCCAAAATATGGAAGCCACATAGGTGCGTTGCAAATTGGCCATCAGGCAGACGAAAGATTGGTATCTTTAGACTTAGAGTCTTCGGCAAGAAATGCGGTTAGAAACTTAATGTCTCTTCAGCGGGCACAGTCAAGAAGACAAGCTTTAACTCCAGGTGAAATTATTATAGATATATCAAGTATTTCGGTTGCAAGAGACAATGTAGATCCAAGGCTTTATAATATTTTTATTTCTGTGTTGACAAAAGAGCTTACGGTAGTAAAAGATATTATTACAGTAAGGATAGTATAGGGATGGGTGATGGCTACATTTAGATCGTTTAGTGAAATTGTTTCTACCATGATACAGAGACTTGGCTTTTCTCAGCCAAATCTCGATACAAAGCCTGGCACGGTTACAAGGGATTTGTTTGTTGATCTGCCAGCAGATCAAATATCAAGGCTGTATTCTTCTATTAATTTGGTGTCCGAAAAGCAATCTCTTGCTACAACCACGGGGAGAGACCTAGATCGTTTAGCGGCAAACTTTGGATCTACAAGAAATACAGGCTCCGCTGCTAGTGGAATTGTTATCTTTTGTACCAATAATTTGATATCAGATGTTTCAATACCAAGCGGAACACTTGTAACTGCTAGAAATGGATCCAAGTATAGAACGGTTGGAAACTTTGTTATGTCAGCTACAGACAAAAACAGGCTGGCAGCCAACGCAAGTCGCATGAGAAAGTCTTTAAATATAGCAGGTATAAGCAGCACATATGCAATAGAGATTCCGGCGCAAGCAACACGAACAGGAACTACGGGAAATGTAGGATCTCTTCAAATTATAGAAACGGATTTGCCATTTGCAGTTTCTGTTATAAACCTGACCGCTATGACCGGCGGGGCAAACAGGGAGACGGACAATTCCTTTAGAACAAGAATTCTCTCGGTATTTAGCGGAGCCAACGTAGGCACTTCTGCTGGGTATAGAAACGCTGTTTTGGGAGTAAGCGGAGTTACAGACGCCCTAGTTGTTGAGCCGGGTAACTCTTTGATGCTTAGAGACGGAACAGAAACGATAGAGCTTGACGATGGTTCCAGTAGAATAATAAGCTCAGGAACAGGCGGAAAGGTTGACATATATATTTTAGGAAGAAGCATTGAGGCTGTCTCAGAATCCTTTATCTTTACAGATCTATCTGGAGCGGGCAATATTTCAGACGAAAGAAATGACCACACACTGGGGCAGGTAGGGCAAGACCAAACGAGAACGTCAGAAGAGAGAAGAGTTTTGGCCTTTTCAACTGGTTCTATACCGGCACAGCCAGTAGACTCCATGATATCCGTTGTTGGCAGCTCTTCTGGCATTTTAACAGAGTCATTTACAGATAGCGATGGAATTGTTTCTGGAAACTTTGAATTACAAAAAGATTTAAATCCAGAAACGGGAGGGAGTCCATTTGGTTTTGATAAAATTCATTTTATTTCCAACACCAAGATTGTAAACGGAGAAAGCATTACAAAGGGTGAATCATTTAGTGTAGATGCCCTCACTTTTACAGATATAAACGATGTGACCGGAGTGTATAGGGATATTAATGAAATTGGTGAAAATTCAGAAGTAAGTTCTGCGGGCAAAGAATATATCAAATTGCTGCACACACCAGTTGTTAGGGTTAGCAAGGTTCAAAACAAGACAACAGGCGAGATATATTCTGTTGTTGATCAAAATTTAGACTCAGATGGACTAAACACTAGCGGGATTGTTCAAATAACAGGACGATCTCTTCCAACTGCTGCAGATGTTTTGAATACCAATTATACATGGAGACAAGAGTATGACTCTTATGTCGACTATGGTGGGTCAAAAAGCTTTTCTCAATTTAGAGATCCTTCGGCAACAGACTCTATAGATTGGACGTCTAGCGGAGGAATCTTCGAAGAAGCAGCTATAATCACGAAAACAGATGATGGATTGGTTTTTGAAATAGAAACAGATTTTGAAATTAACAAGGTTGTATCTGTTTATAACAAAGTTGAAACAACATCAACATTATCTGTTGTTAGCACGGTGGGCGCAACAAGCATTGTTGGGATAGAGCTTGACGCTGCTGAAGATGTTATCGTAAATATTATATCTGTTAAAAGAACAAGCGATAATCTTGAGCTTTATAGCACACCTGCAGCAGATGGATCTTTTGACGCAAGAATTATTTATCTTCCCTCAGACGCTGTTGGCTCCATTGGAGATGACGTTACTGTTCATTATAACAAAACAGAATTATTTGATATAAACAAAACAGATGGCTCCAACTATAATGACAAGATAACTCTGCCATCAGAAAGTGTTTTGGAAGCAGAAGAGCTTTTAGATATAGTTGAAGACCTGTATTTATCCGGAGATTACGTTTATGTTACATATGTTGCAAATATAATCTCTGTATATTCGCAGGTTACTTTGGATGGCTTGCCCATTATAGGCGGCACAACAACCAATTCCTTGATTGGGCCAGAAACCACGAGTACATCAACGAATAATCAGCCAGTATTTTTTGAATTCAATTCAGCAGGAGAGCCTAGTTCAATAGTTAGATTTGGACCAACAAAATTACAAGTTGGAATATCTGGAGCATCAAGCGCCGGAAAGATAAAGGTCTCAGGAACAACCGTTGATAGGTATACATTAGATGTTGTAGCGGGAGTCACCATGACAGGCCTTGCTTTTGATATAGAGTCAGAACTGAAAGAGGCCCTTGATTTAGCCTCTATTCCAACAAATGTCGGAATTGCAAGAGTTGACAAAGTTTGCACGTTAGACAAGAATGATAAAGTAGATAAAGAATTTAGTATTTTGGGGTATTATTTAAAGAATACAGACTATGATATAGGAGCCGCCCAAGCAGATTTAGATTTAGAAAATTATCAATTTACGCTTCCGTCAGTTCCGGTCAATAACGCTATGTCTATTAGCTCTGGGGATAAGCTTAGAATAGAAATTCTGATATACAACTCAGAAGGATACGAAGAGTTATATTTTGCTTCATCAGGAGCAAGAACAACAAATGCAAGATTTGGAAGAATAAGCAGGGTGTCTGTGTCATCTGGGTTTAGATCTACCGCAGGAAACTTGGTAGGCAGCGTTGATATTAAGCCTTTAAATCAGCCGGAAAATGGCCAAGCTTATTACGTGGATTATGACTTTTTGGCACCAAAAGAGGGAGAGAGAATTACGGTAGCCTATAACGTTAATAGGCTTATTGTGGATACTACAGTTGAAGCAGAAAGAGTTAGGCCAATCACTGCTGATATCCTTGTAAAAGAAGCCGAAGAATTAACTGTAGACGTAGATGGAACGCTGTTGATTAATGATGATGCTTTAAGTGAGGCTGATAAAATTGTTGAAAATGTAATAAATTCTGTTACTAATTTGCTAAATACATCAAGACTTGGAGCTATTGTTGATTATTCTGATATAATTGCAGTTGCTGCAGGAGAAAGCGGTGTTGACTCAGTTAATATTTCCATGTTTAACGAGTCTGACAAGACAGGCAGAAAAGCATTTATAAAAGCATTGGATAATCAAACAATATCACCTGGTTCTGTTATTTTTGAAGCAATATCGAGAAATAAGTTTAGAATCAATTAGGACAAAGTATGTTAAGGCCAGTTTCTTTCTCTATACCATCAAGTACCGAACTAAAAGTAGCATTCAACGGAGAGCTGACTGAACTTTTAGGGAAGGACAATTTTCTGATTGAGTCAATCAGCGGAAATATTGATGATTTAGAGGTAGTTAAGGTTACTGTAGAAGGTAACTTTGTAATAGTAAAGACGAGACCGCAGGTTGCTGGCAACTACTATGTCTTAAAACTTCTGGATTCAGATGATGTATTATTTGCGTCCTCTAGAGGCATCCCGCTAGTTAATGATGACGTAACTAGAAAATTATTTTTCGTAGGTTTAAAGAATCACAATCCCGTTAGGGACCGTATGCTTATAAACATTCCAAGGCTTTATGATCTTGAGAATTCTAACGTAAGCAATATCATCAATGCTCAAGCAGAAGAGATTTTTCAAGCACAAAAGCATATTGGAGAATTATTAAGCGATAACTATATAATACAAGAAGTTATTGACGAACAGAGGACTAGAAGTTCTGGAGCAACAGACAGACTGTCCAATGAAAATGCATATGTTGTAGAGCGTGTTTCTTCAAATCCAACTAAAAATAATTTGATATTTAGATCCTTAGATTACAGCTCAACATCTACGATAAGCCGACATACCTCTATTCCCAAATATCCTATAGCATTGCAAGAGATATACGTTAAGGATGAGGAGATCTCTCTCTCCTCAGAAGGGAATAGCTTTAAAGGGTTCTTGATATCTTTAAAAAATAAAAATATAATCAAATTAATCAGCTTAAAGCTTATAAGGTCTACGGACGAAGAAGATTGTAACGGAGATATAGGTACGGAATATAATATTTTAACAAATAAATATTCTATAAATAGCAACAGATATGATCCATCATATGCTTTTAGCTATATTGACCTTAAAAGCAATCAGGTTTTGTTATCGGAATTTGGCAACATTGATGAGCCAACCGTTGGTGATACAATAAAGGTATCTTATCTGTATAAAGATACGGGCAGAAAGGTCAATGAGGCATCAATAGAGGTTTATAATTTAAAGCAGATTGACACAGAGTCCATTCCAACCAACATAACAAGGTTTTTCCTAGATAATGCTCCAATTGTTGATGCTAACAATAGTGTGCCAGAAAGAGGCGGAGTTACTTTCGCTGCCGGAGAAAACACAACAGAAGCATCTGAGGCTTTTCAGCTGGAGCTTGTGTTTAATTCTTCAAAGTTGCCATCTAAGATAGGCGAATATGCAATAAATTATTCCACAGGAGAAGTGATTGTTGTTGGCGCAGAAGAGGTTGGCGAAGGAACCGGTTCAAAGAATAATATTGCAACATATCTCTATAGAAATGTATTTTCAAAGAATTTAGACTATTACATAAAAGATGATGAGTTTGTTGCAGCAAGCAACAGAAGTATAGTAGACGAAGAGGTAAGCATAGACTTTAATTATGATAAAGTTTATGTTGAAAGCGTTGATTATAAAGCGCCATGTCACACGGAGATTCTCAATGAGCATGTTGCAAATGATTTTGCATCATCTTTTGTAATAAATCCAAAAAATACTCCTGTAACAAATGTTTTTAGGATATATAACCAAACAACTGGAGAGGTGTATTCTTCGCTTTACCATACAGATGATGAAATATATTTCACAGGAAGACGATCTCCAGAGTTTAAAACAGAAAATAACGAATTGGCAAAATTTGACTTAGTTGAGCTTGAAAGGTTGGAGCCAATTGGAGAATTTGTTTGTCCCGTTTTTTCTGTAGAAATAACAGCAAATGCTTCAAACGATAATATTCAGTTTTTTCCAGGAATCCCCGCAGAATTGATTGATTATAACTCTCAAAATTATTTCATAAGAAGCAAGGGGCTAAGCGGCTCTGACGATATTGAAGATCTGCAAATTAAGTTCTTTGGAAGTCCAGATTCTAATAATCTGATTAGCTCAATGGCGATAAATGCCGCAGCAACGGCTCCAAGCTTAAAAGAAGATGTAACCATTGGAACGAAGGGTTTGACCTTTAGTCTGGATAAGACACATATTTTAAATGATTCAGAGGATGCCATTGGGTCTTATGTAAACTCTTCTATCGAATTTACGAAATCAGATTTATTTTCTAAAGAAAAATACTTTAAAGACATCGAGACTAATCCAGGAACAGAAAGAGCTTTTGATAGCAACATTGTATCTTCGATAGCATCAAAAAAGGGAGAGGATTTTTACGAAAACCTGTCTAGATTGCGCAAGGTAGGCGATTACAGCATAGACTATAAACATGGTCAAATTTATTTAGCCGTTTCTTATAATCAGAATTATGAATTAGGATATGTCAACTATAGGCATGGGTCTATTTCGACATTTAGCAGTAATATTATAAGCATCGTAGAAGCTTCAAAGAAGCTTGTATCTTCGGATACACTGGAAGATGCCTCTATAGTCTATGAGAATCCGACAAATACTGCTGATAAAGTTACGCTTCTTGATTTAGAATCTACTCTTTTGCTTCCAGACGAAAAGACAACCGCTTTTGATCTACATGGTAAGCTTAAAGACATTTGCGTTATTTTGGATGACTATACTGTGGTTCTTCCGACTGGCGCTTCTGATATGAAGGGAGTCTACTCTCTGGCCTCACTAGAGGGGGCGGGGTTAACCTCTTCTGTTAAGGCAAGCAGAAAAGAAGATTTAGGATCTAGTTCGGTAAACGAACTGGTCGAAGGTGGCGGCGGAAATATCTTTAATCCTATATTTATGTCATTTGAAGACAACATAATAGACTTAAAAAAGACGCATAGCACCAGGCTTGCAGAGAGTGGAAGCAATTATGAAATTGTAATTAATGATTCATCGTTTGATGAAATTTATAAAATAATTCATACACCAACCGATTCTGAGATTTTTGATGAAAAGCTTAATGTTCTAAAAATAGATGGTTTAGAGATAGTTAATACGGAAGCTTCGGGTGCAAATATTTCTGCAGATATTAAGTCTGGCATAATTTTGGATAGCATTGATACAAGCGGAGACTTTTTATTAGATAGTGATGATAATCGCTTTACAATTGTTAGTTTTGATGCTGCATTGTCAAAAATAGTGGTTTCTGTTCCGGCAGAAAACAATGTTAGCGCAAGCTCCCCGGCACTAGGAAGTGCCCAAGTAATTGTAAAATCAACGGTTGCAACCTCTAGCTCGGGTGTTACAATAACCATTCCGTCTGATTCATATGTGAACAAGGGAGATCCTGTAAATGTAATTTATAAGACAACTTTTGTTCCAGAAGTCGGAACCAAGGTTGGCGTTGATTATAGGGCAGGACGACTTTATTTGAGTTATGTATATTCATATGATGATGTTTACGTTTCATACGAATATGGGGATAACCAAATAGATTGGTCGGTAGGAAGCGCGATAAATGAGGGAGAAACTTATTATGCTACATACAAGTATGGAGCACTAAGAGATGCTTTAAGGAAAAACTTTGGTGTTTTGACGAAAATACCATTTTTCCAAAGATTTCCCTTGACCACAGACCGCGAGTTATACAGAAGCGCCTTAGCCGGAACGGTACAGGCATTTACAAAGGGCCCGACCATCCCTGCTTTCAGATCTTTGGTTGAATCTTTCACAGATATAACTCCAGGAATTACAGAATCTGTTTTTGGAAACTGGATCTTGGGAAGAGAGTATCTTAATCCACAAGAAATAAAGATAGACGGAACTATTGAGTTTAAACCCTGTAAATTTGAAGAAGGAATAATGATAAAGGACGATACGGTCGTCTCTGTTCCTGCTATCTCAAATATAAATCTGGATGAGGGCACGATTTCTGCATGGGTTTGTCCAGAGTGGGCCGGCATTGATAATGATGCAACTTTAACAATACATATAGACAATATTGGACTCAAGCATTATGCATATAAACTTGGAGACAATATCTTTGATTATAAAAATGGATTTAACGTTTTATCGTCAGAGGATGCGGTTGGCGGCGTAGACAGCTCAGCGCCAAGCGTAACTATTCACAACTATACTAGCTCTTGGGTCGATGATATAGCTGGAGGTGAAGAGGAAGAGCTGATTGGAGCTTTTGCTCTTGTGAAGGAAGAGGATTCTATCTCTAGGGTTGTAAAAACAGAACTTGATATTTCGTTAAAGGTATCTAGCTTTTCTGCTCCTAATGATATAAATCCGCCAAGGAGAAGGGCGTCAGAGGACCTTGCGTTTAATATAGTGAACCTGGGCATCCTTGGGCTTGGAAGATCTCTGTCAGATGCATCTAGAGGCCTTATAGCGGAAGGTAGTGAAGACACGCTGTATAGATTCTGCAGTCCAGCTTTTATTTCCATAGGAGATAAAGAAAAGCTTCTATTTTCTATGTTTTCAATGAGGCCGCTAATCAATCCGGATAGTGGAAAAATATATACGTTTAGAGTTGGCGATGAACACATAGAGAATAATGAAATTCCAGATTATAACAGGCTGCATATCACAAGAAATTGTAAATGTGCAGTTGATGATACGCTGGCTGAATTATCAAAATTCAGAGATAAGGATTTTCAGTCAATTAGAATTGAGTTAGATTTTAATATAGATTTTAGCTATATAGGCGATACCGATGTGCCATTCGATGATCAGCCGTCTGCTTTTAGAATTTTAGATACTCGTGGAGCGGTTTATGAAGTATATGCGTTTTTGGATGAAGATCAAGAGTTAGTCTTAGACTCTATCCCAGATACAGTATCTGGCTTTGTAGTAAACAGAATTCCGGAAAATCAGCAATATATAACGGCCCAAGGAGCGGATGCTATAAATAGCTTGCTTCCAACTGGTGAAATAACAGTTCTTTATCAAACTTTATCTATACTTACCAAGACGAGTCCTGATGCAGCAACATATTTAGGATATGAAGCAAAAAGCTACATAGTTGATTGGATGTCAGATTATGTAGACCTCTCTTTCGTAAGAGATCCGATGAAAAACAATGTTAAGGTTGTAATTACTAGCTCCATTACTTCGGAAAAGAAGAATATAGATTTATTTTATACAGACCTTATTGATGTTGAGGCGGAAGCTGTAATTTACAGTAGTCTAAATCTTGATAAATGGTTCAATATAGTAGGGGGCATTGTATCTGTAGATAACTCAAGCAGCCTATCTGATAAAATCGCAGTAGGAACACTTGATAGAACCAGCAAATCTGTTATAGATATCAATAGTCTAAAGTATTCTATACATAATAGGTTTGATGAGGCAGATATTTATATAGGTGCAAGCGCCAGAAATCCAAGAAGGATTCCCTTTGAGGTTAACAAGAGTGATTTTCCAGATACGTCGGTTGGGTTACCATATAATGCAGATTCTGCGGAAGGAGTTTTTATAGGGTTTGACGAATTATGTCTATCTCCGTTAGCAGATGATGTTGGACAGTGGGTTCTTAGAACGAGGGCCAGCGAGTCTGTTTATATGCCAACGGGAGTGGCCGCCGCCGTTGGCAGTTCGGCTTTGCCTTATGATCTTGTATATTCATATGTTCCAATGAGCCATATATTTGCCGGAGTAATAACAACAGACGGAGAGTTTTCCTCGGTCGTAAGAGCGCACAGAGAAGAGGACGGATCAGGGTGCCCAACGGGATTGATTTGTGCCTCGGAGTACAGATATTGTGGAGATGGAGTCTTAGAGGGTGAGGAAGAAGGAGATGGGTGGAAAAAGATCGGAGAAACATCTTCGGAACTCATCAATATATTGATAGGAGGAGCAGAAGGAGAGGCTTCAGCCTGGATGAAGCATGGGGCTTTCGCCACGACTTCAAGCGGTGGTGTTTATAGAATGGGACCATCTGTTGCAAGCGTAGATGATTGCAATCATAATATAGCAGATGGAAGCTTCGCATATACAAGCCTGCCTTGTTATGGAGGAAATTATTCTGCAACGGTTAGCTTTAGGGTCGCAGAGGTAGACTTTAGACTTTCGGCCTCTTCGGTGGGCGAGTTTGAAGGGGCTATATCTGGAATCATAACCGGAATAACTCCAATACACATTTATGATAACGATATAAATGTAAAAGTTGCTTTGGCCATAAGCGATCTGGGACAGCCATTGGTCTTGGTTGTAGACGGCAACTCAAGTGAAATAGTCGATATATCATATTTTGATTGGGATAACGGTCTGTTCAATCAGCTTACATTAAACAAAAATAGCAAGACAGGGATCATAACGGTTAAGTCTAATTCTCAGATTCTGAGCAAGCTCGATGTTGATGACTTTTCGGCAAATACGTCTCAAGCTTGCGAATTACTTAGCGAGCCATTTTTTGCAATACATTTATTCGATGGATCATTGTCAAGCGCGGTAGATTTCCATAGCGAATTAGATGGAAATGTTCTTGACCTGGGCCTTATAGAGTATAGCGCAAGATACGAGGATGGAGTTACAACGCTTGAGGACGGAGACTTCTTCATTAGCACAGATTCAAAAATAGAGTTTGGATTTTCGGTAATTGGAGAAGATGGCTATGCAGATGGTTATGCAGATACGTCTTCAGATGGTTATGGGTATGGTTACGCTTCAGTGCAAGAGTTCGATGTTGATGAGCTTTATTTTACATCAGATAAGCTAAGATATATCTTTGATAGCGGGCAGCGAGAGTCGGAAAATAGAATATCAATATTTAAAGATGGCAAAGGCTTTATGAATTTTAGAGTTTTTGATAATTCGCTATCAAAGAGCGGCGATGTTAACATGTACAATATAGCAACGAATATAAAAAGCTTTAAACCTGGAGAGCTTCATCATGTAGCGGCAAGCTGGAGGCTAAATACCCTTTATGAGAAGGATGAAATGCATTTATTTATAGATGGACTTGAGGCTCCAAATATCTATAAGTTTGGCGGTCCCGTTCCTATAAGAATTAATGATAAATTTTCAGATATTAGCAAAGAAGTTCTGCAAGACTTTCTTGTAGATGGCATAGATTATTGCAGCATATTTACAGATGGTACAACTTTAGCTGGAACTTCTACTTTTAGCTCAAGTAGCGCTAATTTTGCGCAAGATATGGTGGGCAGATCCATAATCATCTTAGAGTCTAGCGTTGCGCCAACCTATGTAGGAAAAGAATATATTATAAATAGCGTAAATGGCAATAGCGTAACATTTGTTCGAAACTTAGACTTAGACATAGTAAATTTTGACGCATCAGCATCCGATATTAAGTTTATGTTTCCGCCAACAGCGGGAATAAAGAGGGATGTAGCAACAGATCTTAGAAATAGTTCTTTTATAATTTCAAAAACGGATTGCGCAGGAGTTGAAAAGGAGCTTGGAGGAATTACATATACGGTCGATAGCGGTGTGGTAAACATTGTGAGTGGGGCAAAAATAATAAACCCACAATTTCGAGTTAATCTGGACACAAGAGTCATAGAGTTTGTTGGTCAAGATGCGGAGTGCAACTATAATAGTACGGTTCAATTTTCAGACCTAGATATTCATATTAAAACCTTTGGTTTGATTTATAAAAATTGCAAAGGAATAATTAATTTATCAAGCTCTTCTTACTATCATCTGGATAAAAAAGAATACGATATAAATAGCGGAAATAGCGTGATTATGTCACACTCTGTTGAGCCCGTATCTCTTGATGATGTCTATATAAGAAGAATCATTCTTCCCAGAACTATTCCAAGCATTGACACGTCAACAAAAGATGGAAGTCTTTATGAGTCTACCTTTGAGATAGGACTATTAAGCAAGAATGGAGAGCACCTTGTAACGTCAGAGGTGGGTCAGGTTTACAAGAAGAATATGGGAAGATATCTTTCTATAAACTTCGACTCAGACAATACAGCTTTCTGTGAGAAGGTAGATGGATATATTGATGAATATGCAGACAATACATCTGAAAATAAGATCGTTGTACATGGAAAAACTGTAGACGGGACAGATAAGGAAGAATTTTTCGTTCGAGGAAATGGAGAGATTCGAGGGGAAAAACTGTTCAAGTCTGTAACAAAGATCGTTGGAACGCTATATTTGGCAGATTCAAATTATGAGCCTTGCGTCATTGAGCTTGTTGAGTCCAACCCTATAACTGTATCGGACAATAATGGCGAATATGCAGAAGTATTTAGATACACGAATGGAAGATTCATTTTAACAGTATTTGGATCAAATGGATATTATCCCTTTGAGCTACATCCCGGAAGTTATCATCTTGAGTATCCTGCATTTTTAAATGTAAGCCTTCCAGTGGTTGGCGATAAGGCTTATATAGGTTGCGATATAAATAAAAAGAGCCAATTTGGCGGAACAATAGACGAGTTCAGAATTATAACGGAAATGTCAAGCGATACGCGTCCAACCGAAAACGATACCGATGGAACAAGAAGCATTACAGAGGATTATTTAAATCCCAATCCACATTGTCCAGATGATCAAACTCTTCTTTTAAGCCATTTTGATGACCCAATAGCTCTTCAGGCAAGAAGGTTAAGGCAAAAAGAATTCTTAAATACCGAAAATAATTTTAAATTTAAATTAGAGTTTGAAGATAGAGAAAAATTGCTAAATTACATTAATAATGAAGATATGTTTGTATCTTCAATGGTCCGCATGGGATTTGATAAAGATTCGGCAGTTGAGACTTACATAGAGTGTCACCACGCATATAATGGTCCACTCTTTAACGAGTCAAAGTTTATGAGAAGCGATAAAATGCTTGTAAGCCACAACAGTGTTAATGATAATTTCGGTTTGTCAACAAGGTTCTTCAATACATCGCCATTGGTTATAAACAATAGGCTTTCACACTTCAGAAGATCAGAGGGATCTATAGAGTTTTGGGTAAGCCCACTGATGGATACGATTGGTGATGAAAAAGATAGATATTATGTTGATGTTTATTCTGTTGTTAAAAAGAGAATTAAATCGTTTTCGCCCACGATAATAGATCTTCCAACTTCGGCAAAAGAAATTGTAAGCATACAGCTTATGGAGCAAACCAAGGAGTTTTCGGGCTTTTACACACAAGATGAAGCCGACCAGATCCTGTTTGATGAAGTTTACAGGAGTCAGATAACCGGAAGATTGACCGGCGGAACCGGTGTTATAAAGGACTTTTCGTCTGAAAGCAGACTTAGCGCAGATGGAAAGCGAGTTTACCTAGAGGACGCCCTTCCTGGCGCAAGAGTAGATGTTATAGTTTCTTATATTCCAATTGACTCCGCAGGAGATAGAGTTTCGGTTTATAAGAACAGCAGAAGCCAAATTGTCTTTTCTATAAAGGCAAATGGAGTAACCAATATCTTGTCGAAGGATATAGATTGGAGCAGAAATACTTGGCACAGAATAATGTGTACATGGAAAACAAACTCAGCTTCCG